TGTCTGTAGTTCCTGTTCCACCATGAGTTGCCGCTGCGTTGACTGTCCATTCTCCACCAAACCCTGCTGAGTTAAGTGACTCTTGTACTGATAAATGTTGTTTCTTTGCCATGTTATCCTCCTGCCCTAAGGATTGACGATCCGTGAATGGGCTTGTTTAATTAAATTCTTTATGCTACACGTTTTCTAATATAGCTGCAACTTGACATGTAGTTGTCCCTGTTCCTTGACTACTCGGTTTACCATTACTATCTAAAACACAAGCCTTTCCATGTAGACCAGCAACTGTAAGATTTGGTGTTTTTAAAACTAAAACCTCTCCATTGCCAAGTATTATTGTATCAGTTGTATTATAAGCTGCGTCTGCTCCTGAAACAGAAATACCTACTCCCTCTGTTGATGTAGTAGAAGTATTTTTTATTGCTACCCATTTTACTTTATCTGATGTTGCTACTGCATTTGCTGATCCTAAATAAGAATCACTTGTATCTAGAATATCTGTTCCATTATAAGCAACTGCTACTTCTGCAAAAACCCATGCGTCATCATCCGCAGAAACTGGTGTATAATCAGAAGAACCTCCTAAAGATGATTTTATATCATCCATAAAAATAGATACTGTTAAATTTGATGATGCTTTATCTGCCATAATTAAGCTCCTTGTTGTCGTTGCGGAATACGACCGCCTATTAATAATTGTAAGCCTTGATTGTATTCAGCATTTAACATTTGATACTGACCTTGTTTCCATTGATAATCAGTGACTTGTTTTTGAAGCTTTGCACTAAAATTTTGTATATCAGAATTACGTTCTTGTATTGCTTTATTAACTTGAGCTGAATAATTTTGCACCTCAGCTTGATATTTCTGCAATATTTGTGCATCATCAGCTTGTGCTAATTGAGCATCTTGTATTGCCTTTTGCAGTTCAGCCTGGTATTCAACATTCGCATCGTTAAATACATTTAATTGATTTTGTATGTTAGCTTGATATTCTCCTATTTGAGAATTGATCTCTTGTATTTTAGCTCCTGCCAATTCAATATCTTCATCAGTAGATATAAACGTATCTACTATATTAAAAGAAGGAGAAGATACTGGAGCAGTATATACGGGTGCTGACGTTGTAAATGTAACCGAATTAGAGTTTAATATAGGAGCTACAGGTGCAGGAGGTATTGTCAATGAGCCTGAAATATCTGTAGGTAAATTGCTTGTTTTATCTGCTAATAATCTTTGCAAACATCGTACAGCACTTCCTAATACCATTAATTGTTGTGCTTCTAATGGGAAGTTAACTACTGCGCTATCTCCATGTACCGTTAATGTACTGCCATCAGAAGTAGGCAATAAGGGCACATAATGCAAATGCCCTGAAGTATCTCCACTACCTGCTGCTCCATTTACATATACTTTTTCATCTTGAATGTAATAAACTGGATCGGTATCGGTAGCAGCATGAATAGATGTTGTATCATTATACTTTGCTTTTTCATAAGCAGGTATAGGTCTTGCTATTACATCGCTTTTCTCCACTGCTAACACTTTTTTATCTGCAACAGTAAGACCACTAGAAGTAATAGCTGATGTCTTTGCTACGGGTAATAATTTTCTATTAGGCAATGCAGATATGATTTCTCCACCAATATCTTGCAAAGATTGACTAATCAGAGTGTCATCTCCTACTTCGCCAATTAAATCTTCTACTTGTATTTTAAAACTCATGTTATTTCAGTATAACTTGTTGATGTTGTTGATTGCTCACTGTAAGAAGTACTTGCAGTAGAGAGTAAAGAAAAAGAAGTGGATGCAGTACTAAACTCTGTAAAAGAAGTACTTGCTACCGATATTTCAGAAAATGAAGTTGCGCTTGTAAGTATTTCTGTCATCAAAAATCGTGTTGTTGAATGCTATAAGATTGACCTCCAAGTCTATCTTGATTGGCATATTGTTTTGCTTCGTTTACACACATATTCCATAAGTTTCTAAAGTAAGCCGCAGACTGTAATCCTTCAGGACTTAGTTCATATCCTTTTGCTATAGCGTATTGAGCCAAAGCATCGTGAAATTCGCTAGGTATGGCAGGTTCTTCATCCATTCTTATTCCGCCAGAACCATCGCCACCTGTAGTTGCCACAAAATCCTCATCATGTTTTACTGCATGGACATTTACCGTTTTGACTTCACCTACAGAAACGTAAGTTGCAGTTTCATCTGTATCTGAAGAAGATGCGATTCCTATGGAATCTCTTTCTACCCACCATACTTTTTTTAATGCATTTGTTTTATCGTCAAGAGACATCTGTTTTCTCAGGGGGACTTGTAAGTCTTGGAATTTGATAGCTATCGTAATCCAATCGAGTTACCTCAATAATACTATCATCTAAATCATAATACCGTTGATCTGCAACTGTATTAAATTGATATAATGTTTTAAGTATTCGAGTTTTACGACAGAACTCATCCAAAGCTCTGTTTAAAAATATCCGTATTTGCGTTTCCCCTAATTCAGGGTGATGTTGCTTTACGGTTTCAATTAATTCTTTTTGTGTCATAATCTTTACAACTTTGGGGGAGCCGAAACTCCCCCATTGTTATGTGTTTCAACTTGTGCTTTAACTTGCGCCAAACGCCATTCCGTTTGTAGTAACTTTAGAACAACTTCCAATGACATACCAATTACTGCCATCTGATACTAGCTTTACCCAATCTCCAGCAATTGTTGCTGAACCAAATTGAATAAAGTCGTCTCCACTAGCAGAGTTGTCACCAGCTCCAGTTTGTGCATCTATATTGCCAACAAGGTTGTTCCCTTCAGCAGATAAGATTTTACATACAGCAGTGTCATAAGCACTTATCTGTATAACTGTAAATTCCAATCCAACATTAGAAACTGCTGGCAGAGTTATTACCAAAGCACCCGCACTTGAAGGCGGTGTAAACAAAATCACTTTTCCACTATCTGCATCTGCAAGAGTTGCACTAGCAGTCAATGATTTTATTCCTGCGCTTGTTCCACCTAGATAAGGTCTAGCCATAAGTAACCCCCCTTAACTGATTTGGAATAACTTGTGACTCTCAATGAGTGTTACCCCAATGCCTTCATCAGACATGTACTGATCCTTCACTCCATCATAGCCATCATCTGTTTTGATGTTAGCTTGGAACTTTGGCGCTCTATACTGAGCGTGGAACAGATTCTCATCTGATACAACAAGCATTGTTTTATTGTAAGCATCACGAAGAACAGGTGTTGGAATCAACTGCAATGCACCATGAGGTGTTTCTAGCAATCTATAGTTAAAACCTAAAGAATCACGTTTCATGTCACCTAGGTTTACTGTCCAACCTGAATTGCCTGCCATTCCAGAAGAACCAGCCATCTTAGACCAATACCCTAAGGCACCTGGCCCACAGAAAGCACGCTTCATACCTGCTTCAGGAACATACTGGAATACTTTTTCCATATCATCTACAAAATCGCCATAAGCATAACTTGATTCTGTGATACTGAAACGATTCTGATCTGCACCTGATGCGGCTCCATGCTTTTCAATTGCAGGGATAATACCCATCGTAGAACGAACTACATTTCCATCTGCATCGGATAGTGAATTGTCATCAAATCCACCACTTGTGTTAATTGGAGAACGACCAAACAAGAAAGCTCTTTCTTTTTGAACTTTATGTTCTTGTGATTTTTGGTCACGAAGTCTAGCTAATTCAGAAGATTCACCACGTAAAGAAGCCTCTAAAAGAGTTCCTGTTATTTCTAATGGTGTTTTAAATATCTGACATTGGTTGTAGACTACTGCCAACTCATCACTCCAAGCAGTTCCTGATACCGTTCCTTCCCCAAATGCATTACCAACTACTACCAAGTAATCGCCATCTACAGGATTGATAGTTGCATCACCCATGTTTTTTACACTAAAGTTTGCATGAGCGCCACTTGATTGAACTGCAGTAATAAGAACGACACCTTTTTTTGTTGATCCTGGAGTTAACGCTGTCCATACTTCACATTGAAGACCAATCCAACTGTTGTATGCATTGTTACCACTTTCACCTTCCATGCCTACTACTGTACCAGCTTTTACTGTCCAAGTATCTGCTGCATTGTCAGCGGCAACAGCTTGTGTTGTAGATTGCTGTAAGTATTGTTTTTGCCATGGATTTCTATGTTCAAACATTTTGAACTGAGGATCTTTAAGCCCTGAAATTGTTTGCTGATTAGCAATCACTGTAGTAAAAGGAGTTACGTCTGTCCATAATTCTTTAACCACATTAGGGCGCATATAAAAATCCCGTCTATCTGTATACAATACCCCACTTGAAGTAAGGTTATTGTGCAGATTTTTGGCATTTGCTGCCATTTTTCTACCCTCCTAAACCCTGAGGCTCAAATTCTATTGTATTGAGCTACTCTAAGGTCTGTTTTGTTAAACCGTTTTTCTGTTTCGCAATAGGGCGAGATTAAAAGCGTCTTCTTCTGTCAACTGTGGCTCTGAATATCCAGATCCTGCACTGGCAGGAGGTGGTACACTTAGCTTTTGTTGATTCTGTTTCATGCTCTCGACCCTTTGCCTTTGTTCCACTTCGGCTTTTGAAGGTGCAGAACGCAATTTATCCAGACGGACAAGGTTGTCTAGACTGAGTGATTCAGGACTACTGTAATACTGTATAAACTCTTTTGCTTTCGTAGGTTCATAACCGTACTTATTCACAAGATCGTTATGCATACTATCAACTTCACGTTGTTGCTGATACTGTGCTTGTCTTTGCTGTATAGCTTTTTGTTCAGCTTGAGCTTGTCTAGCACGATATGTATCCATTTGTTCTGTGTAGTCGATAATACCATCCCTATAATCATCCATTTGTTGTCTGTAATTATAACTTGCACTTTCTACATCCATATAAGCTTCTGATGGATCGTAATTGGCAGGTTTAACTGGACGCTGTGGTTTCTGTGGTAATCCTTCAGATTCTGCTTGTGCAGGAACCTGTTGGGTATCACCAGAAAGTGATCGTGCAACATTTTGAAGTACATTAGGATTTTCCTGTATGTATTCAGCGATAGGCGCAATCTTTTGATATTGCCCAAGCTGTTCTTCTAATTTGTTAAACTCACTTGCCTTTTGGTCATATCTGCTCTGCCAGTACTCAAAACGACCTTCGTCTCCTTTTGGTGCATTCGCACTTTCTTGAGATGCTTCGTTTTGATCTTCTGATGGCATTAGATTATTATCAAACGCCTCCAGATTATCAACAGGATTTGGGGCCTGTTCTTCCCCTACACTATCACTTTGAATTGGAACTTCCTTGCCAAGATCAAAATATTCTTTGCTATCAGTTCCAGCATCCATGTTTTGTGTTTCTTCAGACATTTAACTTCTCCTTACCCATTTGTCTAAGAGACAGCAATGGGTTCTTTTCGTTGTTCATCTTGTCTTAAATCTTGTCTTGTTTTTTGCAATTCATCGTTGAGTCTTGCTTCAAACAAATTGACTGCTGATTGTGATTTATTTGATGCACTATTCAGCTTTGTCTTAAATTTTTCAATCTCTACACGTTTTCTATCGTGAGTTGATTCTCTTTGTGCAGTCTGCAGATCTCCTTTGGTATTTTTTAACTGCTCTTCTAGTTGAGCAATCATTTGCTGTTGCTGATTGATAATACTGGTTCGTTGCATAACGCCCTCTGTATCTGCTACTTCTGTTTGCTCTAGCACTTCTTGTGCATCAATGATACCTGCTTGGTATAACTGCATATAATATTCAAACCTTGCCCATCTATTTGAAGGAAGCGTACTGCCACTTACCACTACTAGATCATAATTACCAATCGTTACATCGTTCATTCTTCCAAGAACCTCATTTGTAAAATCATCATAGATGGGCTGGTTCATAGTAACTTCATTCATTCGTCCATCAGGTTTCATTAATCGAATTACTTTCTGATCGGTATAAGTTTGCTGTATAAACTGAACAATAACTTTTGCTATCTGATTTAATGCTTCATCTATATCGTCCAGTTTAGATTTAATTCTTCTTTGAGCATATTCATCTATTGCTACGGTTCCTTTGTATGTGGAAGGAGCTGCGGATGGATCACCGCTTTGCAATGGATGGATTCCTAAAATATGATAAATACTCTGTTTAGCATCTTCTCTATTTTTGTATAATTCATTAGGAAGTGGAATAGGCCCTGCCACAATTGGAGTACCTAGTTCAGGATCAAACTCAATTACTCCTGTTCCTGCCCTAGACCATTCTTCTTCTAACTGTTTGCGGTTCATAGAACCCCTAGGAATCAATAGTTTTGTATTTGTACTAGAACTTGCATGAGCAATAATTAAAGAAGTGATTTTATTAATATATTCTTGAATAGGCTTTACAAATCGAACATCACTCATTGGATAAGGATTACGATTATGTCTGTTCATTAAGGTTACAATAGGATATTCTTCAATATCTAAAATATAATCGTAAAGAAGTATTCCTCCCGTGCAAAGGATTCCCT